ATGCCCTCTAATTCGCCGCCAACGGGACCAATAACGCCAATCAATCCACCTTGACGGTTTACCAAAGGCCAAAGCCCCGCACGGATCTTTTCAAGAACCGGACTAGCCAAACCAATTTCTTCATTCGCCTCTAACGCCAGCTTCTCAATCTGAGGATAATCCTGAGGCAGCGCAATACGAACTTTAACTCTACTCATTCCCCTCAATCCCCTATTAGTCACGCTTTGGTCCAGGAAATGCCTTGAGCGCCTTAATCGTCTTCGCCCGATATTTTAGAATGAACTGATCCAAAACATCGTGCCCAGCATCAAGATCGCCGCCACCAATTCGGTTTGCGATAGATTGAGGAGTAAGAACATACTCACCCCCAGCAACAACAACCTCAGTCTTCGGCGATCCGACAACATATTGTTGCTTGCCAAAGAATTTATTCAACGTATCAAACCCTGCTATCGTGTTACCTTCCCCAAGAGCCGACACAATATCCGCAGTCAAAACATATGCCCCAGTCGGAACATTCACCGGCAAATGATCCGTGCGCCCACAGACATTGCTAGGAATAGGACCAACCCATACTTTTTCTGCGCCTGCCTGCATCATCAATCCATCGAATAGGTAACTGTCACGGCCTGACCCTCGCCAGGAACGATCACAAGACCATCGTCAAAAGCAAAACCAGCAGAATAAACGCCAGCCGTTTCCGGTAGCGCCATCATGCGGCCTTCGTCATTCACGCTCGCCAAAGATCCAGCGTCATGCGCAAACCCAGCCTTCGTTCCACCCTCAACAACAGAAACAGAAACGAGAAACCCAGATCCAGAGGCAACCAATGTCTTAGCCGTCAGGCATAAAGACGTCTTATCGCCATAGGCTCTGCGCTGAACATTCAATAAAACCTGGTTCAACCCATTGGTCGCAATCACCAGATTCTTATTCGCTGAAAGAAAATCTGTAGGAGACGCCATCAGAACTTCCCATCGCTAGAGGCGCGATAACGCAACGCGCCAATCCGCCAGAAATTCTTCGTCGAAAAGGGTATAAAAATAGTCGGATCAATAGGAATATCCTCAGTCTTCCCTTGCGGAATTGGACCAGGATCAAAAACTATAGGCGCCCCAATTTCACTAATCTGCATGGAGACCAATCGACCACGAAACCTCGGCGTCAGAAACTTCGTCGCCTTGTTCATCATCATCGGACCATACACACGCGGCGTCTCACCAGGATAATCGCATACGAAAAACGTAATATTTAGATTAGCCGACTGCTCGCCTTCATATGGACCCCACTTAAAATCAGGCCAAACCTGATCCACAAAAATAAGGTTCTCAGCATCATTAATCTGAGCATAGCCCGTCCTGAAATAAGACGGCATCAAAACGCCATCCTGATCATAAGACGTCTCATGCTGATAAATGAAATTGTTCGTCGCAGCGCCAATTGGCGGACCAAACACAGACTGATTAATCCATGCCGTGCGATCCAACGTCCCATAATCCCAGCATTTCATCTGAGCATTATACTTGACGTAATTGCTGACCTCGCCGCCGGCAGAAACAGTCGGATAATACCAGGAGACCTCGTTAAAATCCGAATTCGCCGCAAACCTGATCTTATCCAGATTATTCTCATCCAGATCCTGGAAGATCACATCCCATATCGGACACGGTATCGGAGACACGCCGCTGCCGTCCAAAACAAAGAACTGACTGCGCGACATCCAGTAAATATTGCCGTTTAAGGATCCAGCCGCCTTGCGCGCAATCAATCCGCATCCAGTGCTCAGTTCCGTGAACGAATACACATATGGCGGACCAGAATACTGCATCGACCACAAGGACAGATCCGTCCAAACTAACCCTTGTTGCGGACCCTGGATCGCGCCAACAATCTTGGATCCTTTCGATATGCGATAAGACCCCGCCTGGTTTGTTACCGTCGCTGCCCAAACATTGTAATTATTGACGTCGCACCAACGGATTAACAATGGATCCTGAACGCCGTTAAACGTGGATCCCCAGCAGACAATCTGACGCTGAGGCATCGCGACAAACATGCCGTCATTGGCAATCGGCGCATTATCGATCAAAGAAGACGTCGTCGCGCCAGACGTCGGATCCCACATAAATAAACCGCCGCCAACAGGGCACGATATTAATTGCTGACCCCAATTGTCGATCGTCCAGTCTTTGGCTGTCACCGATATGCTTGTTTTCGTCGGCGTCTTTGTCGGACCGCCAATGCCATACCCACCGCGTCCATATCCGCCAAGACCATAACCCTCAGGCGCAAATATAACGTCAGCAGAATTGAAATACTGATACTCAGCATTACCGCCATTCATCACAACCCGGCGAACCAAAAACGTGCCAGGACCGGTAACATCGCCCGTCGCAGTCGTCGCAACCGTAATGCTGGATTTTCCAATGGCCGTGATTTTCCAAGTGCCATTATAGGTTTGCGGGACAAATCCAGTCGTGATGACCTAATCGCCAATATTCTGGAAATAAGACCCGCTGTAAGCCATCAGATAAGACGTGCCAGTGCCGCCCGTATATCTGTGAACAATGGCCGTGCAATCGAGGACATTCCAGTCAAGATTAGTTGCTACCGAGAAATAACTATATGCTACCGCCGTTACAGTATAAATGCCGTCATACCCCTCAGGGCAATTCGTGATGCTAACCTGATCACCGACAAGAACGCCAAAGGCCACCTGCGTCGTAAACGTCGCGTTAGTCCCATCGCTCTCAACCATAACAGGATTGCAGAATAGGCTTACATTGACGTCCTTAGCAGAAGAAATAATCGTAAAACTATTAATCGTATCAGCAACATTGTTCAGGTCTACCGTATAATTTCCGTAAAGCGTAATAGCCCCTGCCTGAACCGGAACAAGAATAGAAAACGTATCGCCCTGGCTATAGCCATGATTAGGCAGATTAACTGATACAAATGGCGATCCAGTCGAGAATAGGAATTCTGGCAACTTACCGGCATCAGTCTCGGTCTTTTTTGCCTGTAAAGGATTATTCAGAACGTCCCTAGAAATGATACTAAAAGTCTGATCATCAATATTCGTCGCTAAATACGTCCCAAATAATATAAGACCGCCAACGCTTATCTGCGTTTTAATATTTACAATGTCGCCTGTTTTAATAACGACAGACGGATCCTTAATCTTTACGACGGATGACCCAGCAGTCGTGGAGCACGATGGAAGCAAGGTCGATATTTCATAAGCAGGCGTAATATCTTGCTGAGAATTATTCGTGATAACGTATAAGGATTGACCTCTTGAGACCGTGCCAAGAACAATCGCATCTTGCTGTTCAGTGCTATCAATTACAATGATATTGCCCGGCTGAACGCCCTTTACAGTATGGATGCCGTTATAGCCATCAGGAACAAACCCGCTGACAGTAACAAGATCGCCAGGAGCAAATATTACTGAGCCATCATAGACAATAAAGGCTTGTTTTCCGTTTGCACTCGCCTCTAGCGCCTGAATAGACGCAGTCTCGCATCCAACCGCCAAATGCTTCACGGCATTCGTGTCTTCCCATGCCCATAATGCGCGAACAATCGTCGGCATCGTGCCAGGGTAAAACTTGGTCCATCCGCCCAGCTTTTGAACCAAGCCAATGCCGTCATTGTCATTAATGAACCGGATCAGATTAGATTCCGATAACTGCGCCTCGTTTAACGCAGGCGTCCTGTTATGGTTTACGCCTGGCTGGATCTTGAAGGTAGCGTGAACCATACGTTACCTCGTAGGCGTAGAAGTCGGAGAAGAAATTTTACTAGACCAAGCAGCCGCTTCAAATTTCTTTCTGAATTCCTCAATCGCCGCACCAGCCATCGCCGTTTTATACATGGTCTCCCATGTTACCGGCATTTGTGGATCATTAGCCGCCGCAGAACTGAAATTGCGCTGATAGGCAGATATCCAGACCATCGCAGCAGGGATCATAAGATCAGGCAAATACTGACTGATAAACGTCTGAGGATTAGTCGGAGAAAGACTATCTGGCCTGATCGTGCCAATAATTTCCAGATTATACGCCGCATCCGGATAAGGACCGACAATAATCGATAGCGCCCCATCAGCCTTCACGCCGCCAATAGGCGCAAAATACTTTGGCAATCCAACATTAGTAGAATTGCCGCAGGTCGCGTCTAAGAATTCGCGCGTCGTCGCTATCAATGGGATCCGTGTGCCATTATCTGGACCCATCGCCGTCGCCGGATAGATCACATTGAATTGCTCAGGAACAACAAACGTCCCGCCAGGAATATTAACCTGACGGCTTCCAACAGTGAAATAAAACGACGTGTTAGGAACAGACGTAAATAAAAAATCTAACTCGCGACAAATCCGATTTTCCGCCGCAGTAATTGCCTGAGGAAGAATTTCTAAAAAGTTTTCATCCGTCGGATCGACAACAGCGTATGTTGCAATCTGATTGACAAAACCATTGTAATCTAAACCGGTTGTCATAGACTCTCAAACGCCTTACGCACAACAAAAACAATGCTTTTTTATACATTGTTTTATTCCGTAATGCTACTTGCCGTCGCGTTTATTAGGCGTAGGCGCAGGCTTTGTTGTTAATTGCGGAAAGTCCAAACTTGGATAGGCGTTTTTATCCATCGCAATGTTGCGGCAGTCTTTTGCCATTTCAACAAGCCTATTCCACAAATCCGCTTGTTGCTGATCACGCGCAGCTATGTATGCGTAGATTCTATCGTCGTTGCGCATCATATACCAACCAAGCGCACCAAGAATCGTCAGCAATAAAACAATCATGGCGATCATAATCGGATTAATTTTGTAGGCCGACAGAAGGCTATTTGAGACAGTAGAAATTGTGCCAGACGACACCGGGATCGTCGTATGCTCCTCATAATCATACTGTGGTGGCGGTCGCCTCTGTGGACGATAGCCGGGAGGCATGGGTTTGTCAGCCATATCGCAAATCTAACTGATCGTTATCATCAGCGTATGCGACATCCTCCTGTCCATAGCCTTCATATGGCTCATCCATTGGATCAGCCTCTGATACAGGCTCATCTATACCTTCAGCGTCTTCTGGGAAGACAAGCGCGATAACCGCGTCTTTGACTTCCTTATCCTCACGCAAAGCCTTCAATAGCCATTCGCGGAATTGATCGTAATCCGCCACAGCATCTAGACCTTTAGTGTCTGATGGCGCCGGAATAGCCTCTTGCGCCTTCAATAACGCTAATCGAAACGATAGCGCATGATTGGCAATGTCCTGCGCACGATCCGTCCCGTTAATGATTCTACGCGCATTCACATAGTCGCGCTTACCGTGACCAATATAATCAGCCAGTTTCTTGCCCGTATAGATGCCAGCCGCCATGCCGTAGAAGGCTGCATAAAGCGCCTTATCCCATTGCAGGCCATCCTCTACGCTTTTAATGTTAAGGCGATCCCAATTGCGCTTCCAGGTCGCCTGGATCAGCCCGACGCCAACATAGGGAAAGTATTTTTTGCTACGCAGGTAACGATCGCCGCCAGCCTCTTTAACCGGTTGCATTTTGTAACCAGTTTCATGCGCAACGGTCGCAAGCAAATAGGCAAATTCATCCGCTGGCATCCTCGACCATTTGGTCTGCCAGTAGTCGATAATGCGCTCCATGCCTTCGACCTGTCCCTTGGTCAGAGAACCACCAAAGACAGGCTGACGAACAGCGCGGAAGAAGACGTCTAAATTAATCATTCGCTGACATACCATTTCAGATTGTTGCGCAACCGATCATTGTCTGGATCCAAATATAACGCCTCCTGGCCGTATTGCATCGCCAGTTCCTTATTGCCCATATGATACGCAGCCAGTGCAGCCAGATCATACGGCTCAGATCCCCAAGGCTCAGGCAACGCAACAAACTCATATGTGCGCGTCGTTATCCTCAGCATCCGAGCAATAGCCGCAAGACATTCTTCCCATTGCTGCCGGCGATAATAATGCCGTGCGAGTGATAGCCAGGGATCCCTTAACTCAGGGCATTCAGCGCAGGCGCGCAAAAAGAACATTTCCGCCTGCTTCTCATCCAGCAGCTTGTCATAGCATTCGCCAATAACGCGGATCGCAAAACACCGCTCAGCAGCCCAGGTCGCACTTGGAATAATTAAATACTTTGAGAAATTGTCGATCGCATCCTGCCAGCGATCATAATAATACAACTCTCTCGCATAATAGAACCGGCTGCGCGCGCAATCAGGATTCTCTCTAATGGCTGCTTGTAGCATGTCCATATACTGCCCACGGCTTTTGACCTTGTCAGGCTTGTGTCGGATCAAAACTTTCTCAGTATGCGCATGACTTTCCAGCAATCGGTTATCAGCCACCTGGAACTCATGACATGGAAATTTCCAAAAATACCCATGTCGTGAATGAACCCTTTGGGCACGGTAAATATGACCATTGCCAAAATCAAACTTGTGATGCAGACGTGTCGTCTCAGGCTTCCAAACACGCTCAATTTCTTCCCGCCAGCCCTCAGTTAAAACCTCATCAAGATCAAGACAGACAACAACATCAACATCATCGGGCACCAAAGCCAAAGCAGCATTCCGAGCATGATCAAAGCGCCACGGCTTAATGCTGATTTTTCGGACAATTGCGCCATAAGCGCACGCGAGTGTAACCGTGTCATCCGTTGATCCCGTATCTGCGATAACAATATAATCTGCGCCTCTTGCTGACTCGCAAAATCGTTTGACATGCTTAGCCTCATTCTTCGCTATGGCGCTGATTGCAATTTTCATATGGATGGCTCGCCAATAATTGCTGTAGACGTCTCGCGATCGATAACCATCATGCCAACGCACGATATGTTACAATCCTCTCAAGTGCGCTCGCTCTCACTTGGAACATTAATCTTTACATGCTTGAATATATATTCCTTGCCATCCTCAAAAACACGCCAAGCATGATCCATTGTGCCTCGACCAGCTTGACCGCGCGTCTTGTTAAAACGGATCAAATACTTCGGCATCAGATCACCGTTGCTTCAGCCTTGCAGGTAAATGGCTTGGAAATAACCCCGATATTAAAATGAATAAACTTGACAGGCTTTTCGGATTGATTGCGCGTGAATGAATGCGGCATCCAGGTATTCATAAATAAGAACATGCCTGGCTGTGGAACAAAATTAATGATCGACGATGCGAGAGAAACATCATTGATATTCTTCTCAGGCAGACTTGCATAAACCTTTGCAGGTCTAGGATCATGGATCAGCGCGCGCACGCTATCCTCAGGCGTCTCAAGAAAATAGAAGCCAGTCAATTGACCATGATTACCGTGGATATGAACGTCATGGCCGGAATATTGACGATGTTCCTGAAACCATAATTCATTAATAGAAATATCAAACGAAGACATTTCATAGCCCTGGCTCTCCAGGATCTTCCACGCCGCATGACCTAATACGGTCTTAAAATCACCAATACGATCATCGCCAACAAAATTATTCGTCTGCGTTACCGGATAAACGTCATTGGCGCATAATCCCCTTTGCGCTTCCAGTGCGTGCTC